GCTAGAGCAGGACCGGTAATAGGGATAGCGGCTTGTGATGCCGCCGCGCCTGAAGCTGCCTGCGTTGCGTTTGCCCCTACAACCGCCGATGTCTCAGCCGTTTTGGTTGCAACAGTTGCCGCCGCGCCTGCCTGCTCCATGCTTTGCTTTACCCCAAAGATGGATTTATAAATCGCCGACTCCTGCACCATGCGCTGCATCATGCCCATAAGCGGTTTAGTAACCATCTCTTGTATAAACGCTTGCCCGGTGCTTTTGAAAAAGCCCGTCATAGCTTGGCTAAACGTCTGCGTTCGAGACAGCATGGCGGAAAAAGCCTGCCCCATTTGGTCTTGTGCCGTCTGCCAAACGTTTTTCCCGCCGTCTTGCAACATCTCCGAGAAACTTGGCGCGTCTTTACGGCGTTGCTGCTCCCGCTTGCCTTTGTTTTTGCCTTGCTCGCGTTCATGCCCTTGCCCAAGTTCCGCCATTTGCTGTTTCAGCTTGTCGATTGCGTTCTGACTGTATGTCGGGTCTTGTTCGGCAAGTGCGATCCGTTCCTGCAATGCGTCATAGGCAATTTGGTACCGGCGGTTTTCAAACTCGATTTCCAAGTCCAGGCGTTCGAGTTGCGAGATTTGACCGTTGGCTAGGGCTTGGTCTGCCGCGTCCTTTTCCATGTCCAACTTGTGTTTATCCAGCTTCTCCCATGCCGCCACCTGATTGATTTTGGCTTCGGTCGATTGCTTGGATAATTGGTCTTCAAGAGTTAGGATTTTTTCACGCAGTTTCAAACCTGTTTTACTGCCAGCGTCAACCGTTGCCAGTTTTGCGCGCCAGTAAGCAGCTTCCCGCGCCAAATCCCATTCTTGATGGGATAGCGTTTCGCGCTGCATTTCTTTATGTGCCAGCTTTTGGGCTTTGATTTCTTCTTCCCATGCCTGCATCGGGTCTTTGGCCGCACCTGACCCGCCACCGCCGCCCGCTTTACGACCGCTACCGCCTTTGCGACCGCTTCCACCGCCACCACCACCGCCAGCGGTAGCGGGGGATTTAGTAGAGCCACCACCACCACCGCCGCCGCGCATGGCTTTGGCTTCGTGGATATTTGCAGCCCGTTCGCGGATAGCGTTTGCCATTGCGCCCGCGCGGTCTTTAGTCATGCTGTCAACGATTCGACCACCAAGCCCGCCGTCGTCCATCTTGCCGATTTGGACGCTACTCAGCTTTTCAATGCCCGAAACGCCGACCATAGACGCGGCTTTGTTGGCAAAGTCAATCATGCTGTTAATCATGCCGATTGCCTTGTTCACCATCCACTCAATCGCGGAGATAAACACGTTGCCGATAGCCTTACCGAGATTCGAAAAGAATTGCGGCATATTGTTGGCGGCTTCTTTAATCAGCATCCAGCCGGTCGCAAACGTGTTGACGAAGGCATTTACCGATGCGCCGATGACGCTTGATATGATGCCCATCACACGCTCAAACAAAGCCGACCAGCCGCCCACGCTTTCGCCAAGCCAGCCTGTCAGTCCGCCAAACCATTCCCTTATTGCGCCGATGGCTTCACCGATGGTTTCCGTGATGACTTGCCAAACCGCCTGAATCACATCAAGTAGATTCGACCAGCCGCCGCCGAAAATGTCGATTTGGTCGCCGAATTGGGCAATCAAGCCGATGACCGCGCTGATGGCGACCGCAATCAAGCTAAACGGATTTGCCAACAGCGCGAGATTTAAAGCCAGCGTGGGCGCAACAGCGGCCGCAATAGCAACGGCAAAGCCCGCCATGATGGGGACGACCAAATTCAGGTTATCCGCAATAAGTTTGATAATGGACGCGATGCCTGACATTGCGCCGCTGTCGTTCAGCAGCTTAGAGACCATGCTTTGCCAGTTGTTCGAAAACACTGTCAGAGCCTGACCCATCGTCATGGGCATTTTGGCCGCCTGCTCGCCGAATTTTTCCGACGCGCCCGATATGGCTTTGAAAATCACATCCGCCGTCAGTTGTCCTTCACTGCCCAGCTTTTTGATTTCCGCGCGGGATTTGCCCATATATTCCGCAATGGTATCAAGCAGAATAGGGGCGGCTTCGGCAATGGATTTAAATTCGTCGCCCTGCAATACGCCGCTACCCAAAGCCTGCGACAACTGCATCAACGCGGCGGCTTGCTGTTGTGCACCCACGCCGCCAATTGTCATGGCATTATTTGTCGCTTCGGTAAATTGCAAGATTTCCTGCTGCGTGTAGCCGTAGTCTTTCAAGGCACGGCTTGTCGAAACATACAGGCTTGACGTTGATTCAAGCGACGCGCGGGTATTGTTCGCCACATCCAAAAGCTGACGTTGGACAGCCAGATACTCGCTTTCAGATGACACCACCTGTCTTACTTGGCTGTTTATTGACTGCATAGCATCGGCAGTATCAAGCAGGGATTTTGCAAACGACACCGTCGCAAATCCCGCCAACAGCGTGCCGATTTTACCCAGCCCGCCCGCCGCCTCCTCCGCCTTATCGCCTGTCTTGGCAAGTTCAGCGTTTAGCTCCTTGACCTTTTCCTTTCCGTCGCCAACACCCCCGATAAAATCAGACATATCAACATCAAACGCCTTTTCCATCGACTTTTGCATCTCGGAAAAGCTGCGCGTCAATTCTGATCGCACCTGTCCGATAGCGTTTTCAATTTGCTTGGAAGCATTCGACGCAGAGTTTGCTGCCTGATTAAAACCCGCAGCCGTGCCGTTCTCGACGGTTATCTTGATTTTCGTTTCTAAATCGCTCATACGACCGCCCATAAAAAAGCCCGTGAATCATCACGGGCGTGGTTTCAAATTTAGATTAGGCTTCAATCAACTCAGCACCTGAAAAGACGCTTTGCTCGTTCCCTTGCTCAACGGCTTTACTGTACAGCCATGCACGGGATACCTCACCATCTTCGGGCAGGGCGTTGACGGAAATTGAGTGGGAACAAAGCGGATTCCGACCCGCTTCATACGCCTTTTTCGAGACGTAGCCGTTAAGCGTTGCCGTTACGGTTTTGAACTTGTAATCAATACTTACATATTCGATTACATGATGGCTTGCCGTTGCACCGGTGCTTTCATCTTCAATTTCGCGGTTAATTGCAATTACTTGTTTAGTCATAACTTTCCAATCTTTAAAGTGTTAAACATCAGGCTTTACACAGCAAAGCCAATTTTCAGGGAGTGGGGTTGTTGTTTCCGGCAACGCTTCTCGCGCGGCGCAATATAACTCCAGTTTATCGCTATGCCTATAAGCCCACGCCCCCCAAAATGGGTCTTGCCAGCTTCTCGAGGTATTCTCATTTGCGATTTTTGACAGTTGCTCCAATAAACCCATTTTTGATTTAAAGGCGTTGATTTCAGAGTCCAGCAATTCAGCTTCCATTCTTTCCTCAAACGCCCTTGATACCTCTTCCAAGCGTGCTTCCGTTTGTCTGACAAGCTGCATCGCCTGAGACTCAGCCGCCCGTGTCGCTGCATCGTAATACGCCGAACCTGGTAGCGGGTTTGTGTAACTTGCCCACACAATCTCTTTACTGCGTGAGACGTGGGCGACTGATTGAGCCTTATTAAACTGGCGATAACTGTAAGGCAGGTTTGATGCCATCCGCGCATTAAACGTATTTGCCAAGTCTGCATTTACCTTTTGCCACCCAGTCAGCCCGCCGCCATCGCTTTTATCCGCAATTACGTTCGAATACCGATAGTTTAGAATCGGCTGGTATGAATTGACCTTGTTCAAATCCCATTTAAATGTGTCTTGCGGATTTGGCAGCATCGGATAATAAGAGGAGCCATCTTGTTTGCTTTGGAAAAGGCTGTGTACACCCGCTCCAAAACCATCAGGCAGCCCCGTCTTGTAAAGTGCGGCATTGTCCCATCCAAGCATCCCGACAGGCTGGGCGGCTTTGGAAAGGTCTATCCCTGATACTTCGTAAAAAAGCCCTGACTGAGAGACTCTGCGCCTTACAGTTCCGCCGTTTTGAGTTACCGCTCCCATGAGTTTAAGCGGCAAAGACGAACTGTCATACTGCTCATATTTCAAAGGAGCATTTTCATCTCCCTCTAAAAATCGGGCTAGTTTTTTGCGCTTTTCCTTGTTTTCACCATTTCGCAGGGCATCAATTATTGCAGGGACTGTCTCAGGGTAGAATCTTCTATTTGGCGATTCGTGGGTAAAAAACCACCTTGACCTATCCACTTTGCCCACAACCAAATCCGAAAACGTAACTGACCTGTTATAGCCGTCATTTACTTCGGCGACACTGCCTTTTTTAGGCATAACGTAATTGATTTGCTGAGGCGAATAGTCGTAGCTCGCAAGCCCGTATGGGTTGTAGTCAATAGCAGTGGAGCATTTATTAAGATACTCGTAGGGCAAGCCTGCGGTTTCGTAGAAAAATATCTCCAAGTCCGTACCGCCTGCCATATCTATAACCATATAGCCGCAACCAAGACTCACAGCGGAAAAGCCGGCAACCTCATTTACACCGGTGCGCGTACTGCGAAACGATGCCGTAATAGGCAGACCGGTGGGATTGTAGTTTTCCGCCCTATTGTTGGAGTATGGCAACCCTGTTGCATAATTCGACTTGTCATCAACAGATAATTGACCGTCTATATGCTTCATCTCAAGCGATGCGTGCAAAATATCCGACCCTGATTTCAAGGAGTTGCACATCAAAGTCGCCATTTCAAATTTTTCTTGATTGTAGCCGCTACCCCACCCGTGAATCACGGCGGGAATTAACCCCCTTGTCCTTAAGCCAATCCCCGATGACCCATACAAAGGCAGAATCATGCGTATGCCGTTATTGGGGGCGGCGAATAGATAACCTGAAGATAATGCGCCACTGCTTCGTTCGGGATAGTTGCCTTTTGCAATCAGTGTTTCAAAAGGTACGTTTAGACTGCCGTCAGTTATAGACACCTCTCGACCGCTGTTTGACACGACGCGGAGATTATTCAACCCGCCGCCCCCCTCGGGTAGGGATAAATGCAATTTACCGATATATTTCGGCGTGAATAAGCCAAAATTGACTAAATCAACCCCAGCTTCGTTATAAATTGCAAATCCCCAATCATCGTCATTAGTTGAAGTAGCCATATAGCAAGCTCCTACCTGCAAAAGCGCCGCAATGAGTAATAAACCTATCACCAAAAAGACGTTTATGGTAAAAAGAATGTACCCATTGCAATGTGCCGTTTTGCAACTTTGATATACTCAAATATTCGGTTTCCCAGTTCCCGATCGCGTGAGATTGGGGGATTAGGAAAATCCCTTTGAAAAAATTGCGGCGTGGAAATAACATATCCAAAGCAATTAATCCCGATGGGGCGTTCCCCAAAAACAAAACCCCCTCCACAATCAAGCTGGCATCCAAGTTTATATCAATGGGGTTGCCGTCTTTGTCAAAGCAAAACAAGCCATAATCCATCAGGAATTTCCTTTATATCCCACAATCACCCGTAAATAGCCCCTTGTATCATGTACGGTAAGTCGTTCGTTTATCAGCTTCATGCCGACTTGCCCGTCCGATGATGATAAAGACACCTCGCCGTTATTTTCGACAACGAAACGTCCATTGCCCAGATCCATCCGCCCACCTCGAATATCACCCATGTTGGCGGATATTGCCGACAACTTATCAACGCCGATTTCCCGCGCCGTGATGCTTCCAGCTTTCAGGCGGTTTGCGTTCAACGTGTTTGCCGTGATTTTGTCGCCGTGAATATCCCCGGCGTTCAACCTATCGACAATCGCCTTGCCGTTTACCACCAGTTCGCCGTTTACGCCGACGCGGTTTTGCTGTGTATCGACCGTAAACGGGAAAACGTCAGCTTTGCCCGGTGCGCCGATGCCGAAGCGGTCGGCGTTGACAATGAATTTGCTTTCAGGCGTTCCGTTTTTCGGTGTGGTTGCCAAGCCGTAGCCCGCTACCTTGCCGTTAACATCGACCTTTACCGTGTATTGCGCTTCCAAGCCGTTGATACTACGGGCGTGGGCTTGTACCGTCGCTTTATTGCCGTCAGCCGTTGACTGGGCTGTCGTGATACGCTCACCAAGCGATTTGATGTCGCCTGTCGCTTTGGTTAAGGTCGTCTGAACCACCTGAACCGTTGCTTTGGTCTCATTTGCCGACTGTTCCGCAGTATCAAGACGTGAAGAAAGAGTCTGAATTTCACGCTTCCTGTCTTCGTTCGCGTTTTTGATACGCTCGTTGACACTACCTGTTCCGTTGCTGTCTATCAGGTTGATTTTATCGCGCAATGACTTATTCAGATTGCTTTCTGACAGGTCTGTCGTTGACACGTCGTAAACGGTAAAAGCCACGCTGTTGCTGACTTTTAGGGCGTCTTTGCCGAAGCTGTCATAGCCCGCCGCGCGCAAATGGTAGGTCTTGCCTTTCTCCAGCGGTTTCCCGTTGCATTTGGCGATGGTTACAAACGTTTCCGCACCGTCATAGACTTTGTTTGCGTCTATAGTCGGTACGGCTGCGTTTTCAGACACCCAAACGATGACGCCCGCGAAGTCTTCTTCAGTCGGTTTTTGACAGGTAAAAAACGCCTGTTTCAAACCGCTGTCGACGGAAATGCCTTGCAATGCCTGCAATTGCGGATTTTGCGCCGCGATTTGCGCCCAGTTGCCCGTCTTTCCGGTAACCGCTCGACCGCGAACCTTGAAAACAACATCACGCACCTGCCCGCCGTCGGCTTTCATGTCCGCCTGCGTGTAGGTGTAGCTGTTGTCAACGATGCCGCTGACTGCACGCAAACGGCGTTGACTGTTGCCTGCGTAGATTTCCACGTCGTAGGTATCCGCCCCGTCCAACTTATCCCAAGCGATGACGGCCTCTTTGCCGTATGCCCAAGATGATGTCAGACGTAGATTTTGGATCTGACCCAGCGGCGCACCTTTGATGGTGTAGGAATATGCAGGGACAGACGCCAAGTCCTGAATACCGCCGCTGAAAACGTTGTACGAAACCAGTTTGACCCAAACAGTCCGACCAATCCAGTTACGCGGGACGGGGTACTTGAACAAGGTCTCGTCAATGCGCGCAAACTGGCTGCCCGCCGCGTGTGCATCGATAGCGGAGCCATACGCGCCGCGTGTCAGGTTGCCTAACGTGTAACGACCGACGCCTTTTAATTCTGCGTTTGCGTATGCCAAAAACTCGCCGTCAACGTAACTCAGCGTCAGCAAATCGCGGCTGTCCTGCTCCGTGCCGCCTGTGATTTGACCCGCTGAAATTTCTACGCTTAGGGTATTGGTACGGTCGAAAACCGCGCCGCTTGGCAAAGCTGCGGTCAGCGAGCCGAAACGCGCCTTGTGGTTGACCACACCGACGCGGGTATAGCTGTCGCCGTCTGTCGATACCCACACTTCCGCGCCGCCCCACATATCGCCGCCCGCCGTCGCCATCCAAATTTGCGGCTCACCGCCTGTCAGTTGCAACGGTGCTTCGAAAATAACGGGCGCATGGGCGTTACCCGGCGAAACGTTGTAGTCGGCGGAATAGCCCAAAGACGGCTGCGTCGGATATTCAGACGTCGTGTAAACGCCGACGGGGTAGTCTTCAGCCTTGACGGACAAGACGCCTTCTTCGTCTTCTTCGATTTCCGTAATGCGGACTGGGGTTTTATCCAAGCCAAGCCCTGCATCTGTCAGGGTTACGATGTCCATCGGTTCAAGCAGGCAGTATTTCCAGCCCAGCTTGAACTCATATTCGTTGCGGACGTACAGGGCGCGTTGCAGCAGTTGTTGCGCTACCTTTTGCGCTACCTTGCCGTTACAGATGCCGTGCATCTTCACGGCTTCTTTCGGGCGCAATCCATACTGCTCGATGTTCGCCTGGTCTTTCACTTCCGCTACGGCGACGTTGTAGTCGTTGTTGCGGTCGAGATACTCGACTTGGATTTGATTGAACGCATCGGCATTGGTTTTGCGCTCGACGTTTACAGGGTCTTCCGCGCCTGAGACGATAAAATCGTCATCAGTCAGGTCGTATAACGCTTTGTTATCGGCAACATATGCCGCGCCGTTGCCTGAATAATTGCCGTCGCCGTAGGGGACGATTTTCAGACGACCTTGCGAAAACACCGCCGCGCTGTTGGTCTGTTCCAATAGCTCGGAGATGTTCCGCTGTGCCTCGCCTTGCTCCGTGTAGGCGGGGCTTAGAAAAATACCGACCGCGCGGCAATAGTTGCTGTATCGGTCGGTGTCGCCGATGCTGTCAACGGGGAATCCGCAGCCGTAGCGTTGGTTCGTCAGCAGGTCTCGGATAATATCGCGCGGGTTTGCGTCAGGGATGTTACCCGAATAGCCCAGCTTGCCGATGACCTCAAAATTGTGCTGATAAATCTGCGCGGATTTCGTCAGTTCGTAGTTCGGGCTGCACAGGTAGGCGGTACCGGAATAGTTTAAGGCTTGCCCGGCGTGTTTTGCCTGCGCCAAATGCGTCCATAAGGCTTGTTCGTCGCCGCCGCGCATAAGCGTCAGGCGCAATTGTGCCAGCGAGTCGAATTTTTCCTTATCCCGCCAAATACGACCGACACCGCTAATCTCGCCTTCGCACAAAGCAAGCATGACGGCGGCTTCATAGGTGTACTTGATGTCTTCCTGCGTTACGCCGCCGCCGCCCTTGCCGCCTTGCTGTGTCGTGGTTTTATGCTCGATGGTGGTAAAGTCGCCGTACCAAATCAGATTACCAGCAACGCGCGTCCTACCGTAGATGACGGGCAGGGTAAGCCCCTGCGATGACCGCTGTACCTGTAACGATAAAATCCGCTCTTCAGCCGATGTAATGGTTGATGATTTACCGCCCATAAAAACCTCTAAATATCAATCTACTAAATGCGCCTCGTACCAAACCCCCTCAAGAGAGCCTGCGTAGTTGGTTGCAATATCAAAACCCGTTTCCGTGGCATTGCCGATGTAAGTCAGGCGCACGGTTGTTGTCATTAAATCCAACGTAACCTTGACAAACGGTCGTTTGCTAAACGGACGCTGAAACTTGACCGTCATAAACTCATTGTTTGCTGGCGTGGATATAAATTGCGAACGGGCAACGTATGCCGCCTGATACTCTTTGCGGGTATCGGCTATTTTGCTGACTTGGTCGGCGACCGCTGCAATCTGTTTGCGCAAATCGGTGTCGTCATACGCCGCCCCGCCTTTTGGTTGGTTGGCAAGTTGCTTTTTGACGGCTTCCAATTCTTTTTTGATTTCGGCGTCGTCATACGGTGCGCTGCTCGGCAAGGCTGCCAATGTCTGTTTGATGCGCGCCAAGTCCTGTTTGATGGCCGTGTCGTCATAGCTACCACCACCGCCGCTGCCACCACTACCGCCGCCAAGTCCATAGGCTGATACTTCAATGTTCATTAAATGCCTCCAGTGTAAAAAATTTCACTTCGCGCCCGTCAAGTTCGGGCTGATTGATGTCATCTAAAACCACACCGCGCCCGATGTAGCTGTGAATAATCTTGCCGTCGCCCACCAAAATAGCGGAATGGCTAAACGTGCGCCCAAATTTCCACATAGCGATGTCGCCGGGCTTTGGGGCGTCCGTCTCTTTGCAAAACTTGGCGATAACCTCCAAATACCGCTCTGTATCGCGGTGCAAGTGCCAATCGCGGGAATATTTGGGCGGCGTGAAGTCATCGGGGACGATACCGACCGCGCCGTAAACCCCTGCAAGCAACATGGCGCAATCCACGCCCGCGCCTTTGACCATTGCGAAATGATGGTAGGGCGTACCAAGCCATGACCGCGCTTCTTGGACAATTTGTTCTCTCAAATCCATTTCAGACGACCTTTTTTAAACCACCGTGTCAGCAGACGGAATATATGGAAATCCGCGAAAATGCACGATGTTGTTAAATTTGTTCTTGCAGGTATCCTGACGTTTGTTGCAGCCCGGGTAAACCTTAAACACATCACCTGCTTGCGGCGGGTAGGGTAGGCGTAAGGCAAACTCGAACGTATTGCCGCTATGCACCTTAACCGTCCTGCTCAAGCCTGCGTTTCGTCCACTCGTGAACTTAATCACGCCCTGCGAAAACCAGCCGTTCTCATGCGTCAGATTGTGTTGCAGTTCGTTTCCCGTCTGGCTGTTCGCCGTTACTCGACCGTCCACCGTAAATTTCTCACGGTTGACCTTACAGCCCTCGTCGTAGAGCGTTCTCATGCAGCCCGCCTGATAGATGTTGCGCGGGCTTGATACGTTCAAAAGCTCGATGTCGGATTTGACGTCAACCTTTACAGACGACCTGCTGCCCGATACGTCCGACACGCGCCCCGAAAAGATATTCACAGCACCGACTGGGCGAAGTTCGGCAAGCGAACCGACCGCATCGGCAGCCGACCGCAAATCAACGCCTGAAATACGAATGGAATCGGACGTTTGATACCGCGCCTGTATAATCAGGCTGCGTATTTCCTTGACCGTTTTGCCCGCAGGGATTGTGTGTTTGAATGAAATCCGCTCGTTCAGTGTTTTCTTGGTACCACTGACCGCATCTTCGTACCAGCAGCTAAAATAGCCGACGGAATTGTCGGTATAGGTTACAGACAATTCGGCACCGATACGCGGATAGGGTTTACCGTAGATTGACGTTGCGTTTTCAAGTGCAATATCACACGATAAAACAAACTCATTCGGCAAATCGCCGCGAACTTGCAGCGTTTTGGTCTCGGTTCGATTCACGCCCGACACCTCTAGGACTGCGTTTGCGTCCTCGACCATGTTGCCGATAGATGATGCCGCAGGTTTGAAAAACACGCGGTCTATCTTGACCCGCGCGCCGTCCAACACGCCGCCCAAAGCAGCTTCCGCCCATTGCAAGCCCTCAAGCCTATAATCAGGGTCGGAAGCGATTTGCAGGGTATTAGAATCCACGTCTAATCCGACAGCGATACGGGTTGCCCCGCGCTTGATAATCAGCTTATGGGCTTCATAAGTCTGCCCATCCCAAACGACGGGCATATCCGCGCTGGTATGGCGCAGCACCTGCCCGCCCGAAAGCGTGATGGTGTATAAATCCGCCATCTGAAACTCGTCGCTACCGTGTAGCAAGTCAATCAGTTCTTTTGTCGCTGTCTTCATAACTTCACGCTCGTAAACTCAATCTTTTTGGCCGCCCATAAGCCGCCCAAAACGTTTTCAAAATCCACCGTATCAGACGTAAATCGCACGCGGAAATAAAAACCGCCCGTCCATGTAATCGGACGACCCGGCATTTGCGGCGTGTTGAAAACCAAGACGCCTTTGTCGGTAACGGTGTAATCGCGCCCGTAGGTCAACGCCACGCCGCCCACTTTGACGGCGGGTCGTTCCTTTGTTGCCAAAACAGGCTCGATGAAACCGCCCATAGAACGTACAAGTTGATAGCGCGTAACGCCTTGCACCGTGTTTCCGATAGGCTGGTCGGTTACGGCGTTGTCGGTCGGATCCTCGTAAAGGAAACTTTCAAAGCTGCCTTTGCGGGAATTGAAGAATCCCGCCAGTTGCTCCAATTCGTTTACGGACGCTTTTGTCCGCAATACCTCGAACGACAGAGAGAACCGCCATTGCGGGTAAGTGTAGTAGGCGGTTCGCAATTCTCGGCCGCTCGCTGATTTTTGCGTCCCGGTACTCCAAACCGCCGTTTTCTTACGTCCCCACTTCAAGCCGGGAAACGTGGGAAAAATTGCATTGCCCATTTAGATGATTCCTTTCGCTTTCAGCAGAGCGTCAAATTCTTCTTTTGACAGTTCGTTACCGCCAAGCATACCGATGGCTTCGGCTTCGTCCGCTTCGCTTTGTGCGACGCCCGACGACGGCTTAATGCCCATGTACGACGCCACCAAGATATGTACGGGCGGGTGTTCGCGCCAATACTCGTTCAAATGCTGTATGCGCGGCAAATCCAAGTTTTCGGCGACGTAATCCCACGTCCACCCAGTTGAGGCGCAGACGTGGGCAATCATCGCGCCGAAACTTAGTCCGCCGCCTGAACTTCCCCCGCTTGTGCGGCTTCCTGCTCTTTGCGTTTCAGACCCGATACGTCCATCGCGGCAGCAAATACGTCGCCCATGTTGGCAATATCAATCAATTCGGCGACCTGCTCGCGCGTCATATCGGGATAATTGCGCGTCAGCGCGGCATAGGCGCAATCAATAACGGTGGAGATTTGTTTTGCGTCTTGGACGTTGCCGTCAAATGCGCCGATGCGCTCTTGCAACTGTTCCAGCGCGCCAAGTGCGATAGGTGGGATAACGTAATTTGTGCCGTTCAGTTCAACGGTTACGCCTTTAATTCGTACTGTCATTTTTGTTTCCTTGATTCAGGTCAAATAAAAGACCGCCCTTTCGGACGGCCTGCGTGATTACTCTTGGATCCACAACGTACCGACTTTAAAGCCCGCCTCATCGGTTTGCGCCGTGAAGTCGATTTCAGGGACGGAAAAGTCGTCGTTTTTGGTCGAGAATAAGCCCAGTTTACCGCTGGTTACGCTTTCCAGTTCCAACAGGGCTTTTTTGCCCTTGAACTGCGTCAGGTATTTAAGCTTAAACGTAGGCGTGTTGCCCATCGCCAAATTTGTCAGTTCAAGTTTCTTGGCTGACGGCATGGTTTGGGTGTAGGTAAAGCTTGGGTAAACGGTCTTACCCTTATCGGCTTCAGCAAAGGTGTACAAGCCTGTTGCGGACACCATGTATTGCCCCGCTGTCGGATTGCTGGCAACCTTGATGTATGCTGTGCCGTCGCTACCCATTACGCCCGCATCTTCGACGAAGCGACCGCCGTTAGGTGCGGTTGCCTGCACGGTATATGCGCCGCTCGCTGGAATCGCTTTACCCGTAACATCCGCCCAAAGTGCTTTCATGGTACCGGTTGCGTATTCTGCGCCGAAGAACAGGGTATTCAGGGCGAGACCGTTGATTAACGCGCCCTTGAATTTACCTGACACTTTGACCTTGCCTTGTGCAACAGCCAGCGCAAAGCGGTTTTGACCGTAGAACTCTTTCAGTTCCGCCGATAAATCGACGGACATCTCTTGCAAGCCCATGATTCGCACGGGCGTTGCGTTCTGCACACGGTTGCCGTAAGCATCCGTAATCATTTCGGCGAACACTTCGCCGCTACCAAACGTCAACTGCATGACATTTCCTTTCAAAAATAAAACCGCATTACGCGGCGCAAATCACAATCGGGATAATACAAACCGCCTGCTCGCCAAGCGTCCCTTCGTCTGTCTCCACTATACCTTCGACGCGGCAATACTCAACATCCGCGCCATCGACCACCAAAGCCGTCTTGCCCGTGATAGAGTGGACGGCGTTCACGGTATTGCATACCGAATCAATCAGCGGATTCATAATGGGCGCGGGCGGCTCGCCTGACGTTTGGACGTACAGATACACATCTACGCGCAAAATCCACTTGGTTTCCTGCCCGGTCAGCGTTACCGCCTGCATATCGCCCTGTGCCATAAATAACGCGGGCTGGTCGTAGCGTTTAACGTCGTTCCAATGCAGCAGTTTGCGGCTTTTGGTTGTAAAGCCGTCCAATGCGTCCAGTTTCGCCCACAGCGCGGAATAAATCGCTTCACGGTTCATCGCAATGCTCCTTTCACGGAGTTTCTCAAATCGGCTTCAATCTCAGGACGCATATCACGCAAAGCCGTCCGTAAAAACGACCGTTCAGGCAGGCGAACATTGCGGGAATGCGCACGAACCTGAACGTATCGCGGCGATTTAAGCGGTCGCCCAAATGCCTGACGAACCTGACGCAAAGATGCCTTGACGTTTACCGTGCCTGCAAAGCCATATTCGTGCGCCTTGCCGTAGCGGACGTTGGTGTTTACCTCGCCGATTACCGCGCCGCCCGTGTTGGTTACGCGCTGGTGTATCGACCGACGCAGATTGCCCGTCCGTACATTCAGCACCTGACCGGATAGGCGGTTTTGCATGACTTCGCGCTGCAACCGTAACGCCGACCGACCGACCGACTGAACGATAGCCGTCTGAACCTTGTCGCCGTAGGAGCGCAAGACCGCCACCAAAACATCGCCGCCGATAAATTCCATCTTGAGCATCACACGCCCTTTCGTTTGTACTCATTGAGTATCGCAAACGCCGACGGCGGTATACCGCCCGATTCGCTGAATGTTGAAAACGAGATGGTCTCGCCTGCAAGCGTTTTGCTCTGTACGCCCTTGTTCTCGATTTCGTTCATCCGCTGCGTTGCGATAATCAAGATGGCTTCCTGAATGTCGGCGGGTATGGTTTCATAGCCCGCGCGGTACGATACCTCAATGTTTCGGATTCCCTGTGCAAAACAGGCATGGCGTATCAGCAGCCAATTATCAAAATCCCAGTCGTTCGCCATACGCCCGTTGATTTTCACGGACGATACAGACAGGACGGGATATTGATTCAGGACGATGCGATTTTTGCCGTTGCCGTTGTAACGCTCGACGTAGTCCGCCGCTTTCAGTTTGCGCCCGATGTAGGCTTCGACAGCCGCCGATACCCCGTCAAGCAGGGTTTGGAAATATCCGTCCTGCTTGTCGTGGGTAACGCCCAGCCGCTGTTTGAATAAATCAAGAGAGACAAGGGCGGTCATCGTTATTCAGCCTTTTCAGCTTCAGCTTGCTCGGTTTCGGCGGTTTGCTCGGCTTCAACCGGCTCTACCGCTTCAGCAGCTTGCTCGGTCTTGGCTTTGCGTCCGCGCTTGGCTTTTTCAGGCTCTTCAGCAGGCTCAGAGGCGACGTTACCAAAGCCGAACTGATACAGGAATTGCGCGGCTTCGGTGGGTACTTCCACGATGCGGTCTTCGCCAACCGTATAGCTTTGGCTGCCAAAGGATACGTCGGTAAAACCCTCAGGTGCTTGTAATTTAACCATTTCTGTCATTTTGATTCTCCAAAAGAAAAGGCCGCCTGAAAATTCAGACGACCTTGTTAGGGTTAGGCGGCGTTGGTAATCATACCAAACGCAGGCATGAACATACCTTGCAGCAACTCGTCCGCATAGACGCCATATTCGTACATACGGGTACGCAGCGGCCACTCGATTTGGTAATACTCTTGGCGCGTCCGCACTTGCAGCAGATTGCCCACGCCTTGAACGTAGCCAGGCAGACGGGACGAGTAGAACAGGTAGGTACCGGCAGGCAAGTTCGGGTGTACCACGATGTTCAGTTCTTCGCTGGTGATTTTGTTCAGGTACGAACCAACAACCACGCCCGCGCGAATGTTCGCGGCGTTGTCGATGTCCACTTTCAGTTTAATCACCGGTGCACCGCCATTGCCGATAATCAGCTTAGTCAGCGACGCCAAATCGCGGGCGTTGACGTAGATGGTATCGGGCGACAAGCGGTATTTTGTGAAGAAATGCGCGAACGCTTCCTCAAACTCAGACACGCCGCCCGCGCCGTCGGAAGTCAAGCCGTTGCCTTTATTGTCCGACCAGAACGCGCCGGAATCGGGCAGGGCGATTTGGGTCAGCAAGCCGTCAAACTCCAAAACGGAAGTGGAATTGTCTTCAGACGGCAAAGATGCGGCGGTTTGAGTGCCCTCAGCATCAGCCAAGATTTCCACTTTGGCAGCGGTGGTAATTGCGCCCAGTTTTTCAGAACCAGCCACACCCCAGTACCAAGCGTAGGCAACCGCGCCGCGAACAGCGGGAATCATGGCGGTTACTTTTTTGCCTGTGCCAACGCCTGAAACGGAAGCCGCCGCAGATTTTTGGGCAGAACCGCCGCCGAATGTATCGGTAGTACCGTCAGCGTTTTGGCGTGTGATTTTGGCAGGGACTTGAGCAGTTTTGATGTTCAGGCTTTGACCAATTGCGCCGTTATTTGCGCCGGCAACGTCCCAGTATGCCTGCAAACCCAAAGCCACGCAGATTACGGACAGGGTGGAAGTGCTGATTTTACCCAGCGGGTCGGTAGATGCGACGGCGGTCGGGGTAGGGGTAACGCCTGCTTTCAGGCTGGTGTTACCGCCCAGCAAAATCATTTCTTCGGCAACCATAGTCGCTTGCAGAGTTTGGGCAACCGCCAACGCCTTGACGTCCTCGAAACCTCGAGCGGCATAGTCTGCTTCAAAGGTTACTTGGTTTTCCAAGCCGATGGCGCGGAATTGGGCGTTTCGTTCAACGATTTCATGGTTGATAACACCGCCGCGTTTACCCTCACTGATACCCGCGCGTTGATTGCCGACGTTGATATTAGTGATGGCTTTCCAGTTCGAGCCGATGGTGCGACCGCCGCCCACGCGGGGGATACGGTTGCGCAACGGGGTCAATACTGGGTAGAGTTTTTGAGACGGCGCGGAAAGGTCATAGATTTGCAGACCGCTTGTAAAGCTGGTCGGCTGAGTAAAACCTTTGTTCAGCGGCTCGCCGCCTGCTTGTGCCGATTTCATCAGTTCAAGCGTTTCTTGAGTGATTTGATTCACGTTCATTTAAAGCTCCCAAAAATAAAAAAACCGCCTGTAAGCGGTGTTACAGACGGCCTGTTTGTGCTGCCTTGACGAGTGTTGCCACATCATCAAGCGAACCGTCATTCTTCACAATCGGCTGAAAACCGTTTAAAGGGTCTTCGCCGTTATCTTCTGCCTTGCCGATGGCTTTGGTGCTGCCTTTCGGCGGGGCTGCCTTTTTCTTCAGGCTTTCGATTTCCGCCTGCGCTTTGGCAAGGGCATCATTCGATTTCTTCAGCGCGTCTTGCGCTTTTGCCAGCTCGTCCACCGATTCAGCTTTGGCAAGGTCGTCTGATTTGTCGGATTTACTTACCAATACATCGACAGGCTCGTATTTAAGCTCGCCTTCATGCTTCTCTGCCTTTGCCAAGACCGCTTTCAGGATGGCGATTTCAGATTCGGACAATTCGACGCTTGCCGATTTTTCGGCTTCGTCCTTTTTGTCGTCTTCTTTGTCATCGACCTTTTCGCCGTCTGCCTTTTCGGTATCGTCAGCGGGTGTTTCATCGGTTTTGTCGGCTGGCTCGTCATCCTTATCCGCCGTTTCTTCCTCTTCTTTAGGCTTATCCGCCTTAAAGCAGGTAAACACCGCGTCAGGATTGGCAGGGCGGTCAACAAGGCTGATTTCTGTCAGCTTCAAGCCCGTGATTTGCGACTTGTTCAATTCATCGCGGGCGGTAACGCTTCCGCCGATTGAAAAGCCTTTGTAAACGCCTGTCTTGACTTTCGTAACCGCAACAGGGTCAACGATATGCGCGCCGAAAAATGTGCGCCCGTCGTCTTCTACGTTGATTTCGATAGCCGTTCCCGCTGCGTTTGAGCCGTGCATTTCACGCACCGCGCCAAACTTCATGTAATCGGGAATAGCCGCTTTCATTGCTTCCGCCGCGATGATTTCGCCGTCCGAATCGACCGCCTCACTTGAGGCATAACCCCAAACTTTGACGGTACCGTCGTCCTGCGCTTCCATTTTGGCGATTTCTGCGTATAACTTTGCCATTCGTTACTCCAAAAAAAAGCCGCTCCCGTAAAGAGAGCGGTAAACCCCAACACCACCAACAGTAAAACTAAACTTTCGTCATATCCTCTGCCAAAACAGGGACGACCGTACATCTGCAATTAGGGTGCGCCGGCGGTGTCATGCCTCCATGTGCGAAATGCTCATGCAGCCCGATAACGCCCATATCCCCATTGGTATTGCAAATCGCAGACACCTTGTCATCTTCGGCGGTTATCCACCGCTTCCCGGCAACAAGCCCCGTTTCTTCCCAGCCTATCAGGTTGCCCATGCCGTCAGCCATCGCCGTCTCAGTTCGGGTAATGGTTCGGGCGCGGGCATTGCTAAAGGCGTGGGATTCTTTCAGACGACCCGCCAACTCCTGCACGCTGTCGCCGTTTCGCATGGCTTCGACCACTTGGGCGCGTATCATTTCGCGCGTTCCCTCTGTGATTTGCCATTCGGCGGCAGGATTTTGGATAAGCTCGCCGCCCACCCGCTTCATACCGACCATTTCGGCGGCTCGGTCATGCGCCCACTTGACGGCACGGCTGCGAATATTCGTAACCATACCGACAGCGGGGTCAGGCATTACCTGCAACAAGGCGGCAACCGCCCCATCTTCAGCCGCGCGCCTGATTATCGGCTCGACCACATCAGACAAGCCGTCCCACTCGCCAAAATCCAAACCGTCGGTAACGATTTTTGCTACCCGATTCAGCTCGGCGGTCAGGTCTTCAGCCTGCCAGTCAACAGCCGCCCCACTAATCAGCTCGGTTATCTGTTCAGCCAAGCCGTCCACTCGCGTCAGCAAATAAGCCTCAATAAGCGCGGCGGCTTCGTCTTCGCTCATCGGGCTTTCCGACTTTCCCAGTTTTTCAGCCTCTTGATTCGGCTGTTCTTCAGGCTGTTGGCCGTCTTGCTGATTTGGCGCAGGCTGATCAGGTAACGGCTCCTTACCCAATTCGGCGCGGATTTCGTCAGCGGTCAAAATGCCAGCATTTTTGTAGATGGCATAGATTTCAGCCTGTTCTTTCGGATTGAGTGATTCCTCTTCTTTCCAAACAAACTCATACGCCGCCATATCCATGTAACGGGAAAGCACGTCATCAATCAGGGCTTTAACCCAGTTTTTCAGACTGCTCATGCCGTCGGATAACGACTGCTCACGGCTCGTCTCCGCCACGCTTCGGTTTACCTGTGCCACAAACGGCGTAGGCTCGACGCTAAACGCAAAGCAGACGACACGCGCCAGCCATTCATCGTAAACGTCCTTTAAAGGCGGCTGCTTCGTTTCCTTAAAGTTTCGGGATAACTCGCCCGGTACGAAACGCATTTTGCGCCGTTCCGCCGTCTCGCCCGATAACAGCAAATCCCAGTATTCTTGGAAACGTTGAATTTCGTCAGCCGGCCACGTTTCAGGCACACCGACCAGCGCATCGGGAACGCTGCCCGCCGTGTAATACTCAAGCGCGTGAAGCTGCCGTTTCAGGGCAATATTCACGGTCATGATGATTTGTTCGACGGGCGAGTAACCGTAAACCTTGTAGCTTCGATTATTGCGCGAACGGTAAACCAACTCGTCCGCCGTGTAATCAACCGCCGACATACCGTGTAGGATTTGCTGATAAGCTGTTTCAGGCGGCAAGGGCAGGCGACCTGTATTGTCCAACACGCGCTTAATCGTTGCGCCGTCTATCACCTCAAGGGCGTACAAGTCGCCGCCCAGTGTTTTGCGGGGATAGATACATGGCGCATCAATGACAAACAAATCTTCCAGCAAGATGCGCAGCCAGTCCGCCCATGTATGCTCTTTGTCAGGCGACTGAAAAAATGCGATTGCTTCATCGACCTTTCGGTCTTTGCGCTGTGATTCGTTGTTTGCCGTTGACTCAACATCGCGCTTTTGGATTGTCCATTTCAGACTCTCCATTTGGTCTTTGCGCTTCTCAATGACCAAACGCAATACGTCGTAGTTATCGGCAAGGGCGCGTAATTGTGCAAAGCCTATAGCCTCACGTTCGCGCGGCTTGGAATGCCCGACGTTGTAGAACGGTTCATAATCAAACCGCCGACCCTCTGCCTGTTGTGCAACAGGGGCTAAAGGCTTGCCCGCATCCATCCAAGCATCCGCATTGCCGGTAAAGGCATAACGGACACCGGCAGCAACGCGGGCAATAAAGCCTTGTGATAAAGGTGTCTTTTTACTCATTTGTTTGCCTCAACCTGCGACCGCAGGTAATCAATCATGCCCGTACGGGTATCCAGTAACTCGCCAAATGCGCGGCTCAGACAGTCGATTTGGTCGTCGTGTTGCCCGTTTGGGAACATCCGCATTTCAGCGATAAGCGCGTCTGTGTCCCATGTGCCGTCATCCAATACCATCACATTACCGATGTTGACCTGTGCGGCGAACGGTTCGGCTCGTGTTACCTTATCGCCCGATTCAGGGCTGGCAGATACAGAAAAACCCCCCCAATGGCGGGGGGGGGGATAGAGGTTTGGGTTGTCGCCG